TTTGAGTATGGTATCAATAAACGTAGTATGAGCCTTATTAATCTCTCTAGCCTGAGCAATTTTATTTACCAATGGATGCGGATGGTTCTGCAAAAAGTTTTTAGTAAAGGATGGTGCTTGTGATTTCTCAGTTCTATCGTAATCTAGTTTCAGTTTATCAAACACTTGTGCAATCGATCTTGCAGCCCATATTTGAGTGTCTATTCCTGTGTCTTTTTTTACTGCTTGGATTAACGTGGCTTCTTGTGATGCTAGCTCTTGCTTCATTGTATGAGCTTTTTGAACGTCCACTTTCACGCCAAGAAATTTCATCTCTACCAGACAAGGAAACAATTCAGTCTCCATATCAAAAATAGAGTTTATATCTTGATGATCAATTTCTTTTTTTAATTCTTTCCAAAGCTGTAATGTAATTTCTGCATCTGCTTCTGCGTATGCACCTACATAAATAGCAGGTAGTTTATACATTTCTGCCTTTGCGTCAACACCCCAATCTTTTGCAGCTTGATATAAATCTGTTTCATTTTTACCTTTACCAGTGTATCTTTTAGCACAGCTGTTTAAATCATAACGCATTTGATTTTCATCAACGAGGGCCGATGCAATCATCGTGTCAATTATTCTACCGTTAATATTTAAACTGAGCGCTCTAATCCAACACACGTCATACATGGCGTTGTGAAATATTTTATCTGCTGGTGTATCTAGTACACCTTGAAACCACTTTAATACTTTTGCTCGACTCATATTACCCCCACCTTCGTGAGCAATAGGATAATATCCGGACCAACCTGCAACAGCTACAGCTATTCCTACAACATCTCCTTTACCTACTACAGATCCTGATCCCATCTTCATTAGGTCTGGGTCTTTAGTTTCTAAGTCAATTGCAATCTCATCATACTTAGATAAGTCTGGAAAATTTTCTGGTGGTAGCCATTCTGTTTGTGGTTTAAATAGTGGTATCTGCATCGTAATCCCTTTCAATAATCATTTCTATAAAGTGTATCGCTTTTAATAAATCTTCTTTTTTTCCCTTGTGAGGATGTCTACAAATATATTTTATGGCACATCCTTCTGGAAATAACATTTTGTTTTCTATTACAAACTTACTAGGTTGTATCTTAAATCCTTGGTAGTGATTGCCTGCTACTTGTTTGTCGTATGCACTCATAGTATATATCCCTTCTCATATTTTTTTGGTTCTACTAAATGTAAATTTTCTTTTGTTCGTGTTGCACCTACATAAAATAATCTATTCTCGTCATCGGGGTTTCTTTCATAACTTCGCATAGTATTTTCTGTAAGATCAGTTAACAATACAACATTTTCTGCTTCGCCACCTTTGGCTGCATGTATAGTTGATAATTCTATTCTAGGTTTCTCGTTTAATTTTTCTCCATTCTTTCTCATTTTACGTAAATAGTTTACTCTAGTTTGTCCTGCATTGTCAAATGCTTCATACCAAACTGTTTTAATTCGAAGACCATAATCATTTACTAATTGATCTATGTTATAAAAAGATCCTTTAGTCATACCTTTTATTTTTTTCTTATGCCAATGTCTGTCACTTATATATTTAGATATGCTTTCTACTTGTTTATAAGATAGTGGTTGTCCTTTTAAACAACTTTCCCATGCTATTGCACACTCGTGTAAATCTTGTTCATCATTTCTTTTGTATCTATTTTTATAATACAAACCTTGTCTGTATAAAGATTCTTCTATATCATTTAACATGTGTCTAGTTCTGCTAAGTATCAGCCATTCACCAGCAGACATATTAATACTATCTATATCAAAATGTCTTTGTAAAGTTCCCTGATTTACTTTTGGTTGCCACGTCTTATCAATTCTATTTTTAATTTTATTTATAATACCCATAGCTAGACCATGTACTTTAGCCGGTATTCTATAAGACTGTGTTAGTGGTAGGTATTGTCCTTGTAAAGCTATAAAAGAATCAACATCTGCACCGGCCCATCTAAATATGGCTTGGTCATCATCACCTGCAATAAAAGAATCTTTTGTTTTATTCCATATTGATCTTGCCATGTCCCACTGCATTAATGATAAGTCTTGTGCCTCATCAATAAATACTACATCAAACTTTGGTGACACATCTGATTTTGTAAAGTCTAGTATCATGTCATTAAAATCTATTAAGTTATATTCTTTTTTATAACGTCTAAGTTCGTTGTGTATAATTCTAAGTTGATCTCTTTCCAGGTCCTGCGTGTGTTCTGCTAAATCAAACTGTTGCTCTGGTGTAATGTTACGTAGTTGTGCCAGCTGTATAATTCTTAAATACTCACTGTCTGATGTAAAGATACCACCTTGGTCTTCTTGATAGTCAGCGTATGTTACAGGAAAACCTAACTTCTTACCTAGATCTTTGTAGTGTCTAGGCTGCATAACATTATCTTTTTTTAATCCTAACTTTCTAAATGCCAGTGAGTGTAGTGTTCTAAAGTATGGTAAATCATCTTCTGTTAAATTAAATTTTTTAATTGCTCTGTCTCTTGCTTCGTGTGCAGCTTTCTGTGTAAATGCAAAGTAACCTATCTTGTCAGGGTCCGTTTGTTTAAGATAGTCATCTACTTTGTTTAACAAAGTTGTAGTTTTACCTGTGCCTGGTGGTCCTAGTACAATTGTTCTCATGTTTTAGGTTTCCATTGTAGAAATGAACCAGCACCATTCCATTTACTTATAACCCAATCTCGAGAGTGTAAATCAAAATCGTCGTTGCCATGGTACCAGTTTCTTTGAGGTTCATTCCATTCTTGATCGCTGCCACGAATTAAATCTTCAACATTAAATTTATCTGATCCTAATTCTTTTTTAAGGCTAAAATAAGACTTTTTACGTTGTTCATAACTAAGTTCTTTTTCATTAACCCATTTAAAATTTAAAGGATTTAATAAACCTACATGTCCTGTGTCACTGTTTTTAGTAAAAGTAGCAAGATATTTATATTTATCTAATTGTTCGTTGTCAGTTAAGTGTATGCCAAACGTAAAATACTTACCATTTGGAATTAAATTAATTCTAGTTCCAACTACTATTAAATGATAACCTTTTTCAAAAATATTTGCTTTTTTAACTTTTTCTCTAAATTCTTTATAGTCATCTTCATAAAAATCTTTTACATAAGAAATAGGTTTTACTTCAACTAATATTTTTTTATTATCACCGAATATAATAAAATCTGGAATATAACCATTAACATCATGTAAATAAGGTTCATATTCAATTGGCCACTCAAAAGGTCCACCATAACGTTTTTTATTTTGTCCTATATTACATTTATAATCCCCCATAAAATAATTCCACCTAGCTTCTAATTTACTTCTAAATTGTATACTATCTGTTTCATGTTTTATTGCTTTCATTAAAATATATCCTTTGGTTTTAATTCTTTTTGATTGTAGTCATCTTCTTTTTTGTCAAACTGTTTAACTACAAACACAGAGATTCTTTCTTTACCTATACGTTTGTCATCACAGTTACATGCTTCTTTTAACATTTGTGCAGTACGTTGATAATTTATGTCCCAACGTTTTCTAATTAAAAATTGATTAAAGAATCTATCAAACACAAAGTGATGTTGTCCTTCATTAGTCCACACCCCACCTTTTTTAAGATCGTTCTTGTCTGTAGATACTTGTCTGTTTAAACAATACTCTTCTAAATGATTCTGTAATTGATCCTGTGTAGTCACGCCCTCTGGTGGATCTATTGGTTCGTGGTTCTTCATCAGTGGATTTATTATCATGTCCCAGTCTTTTGGTTTAACTGTTGGTGGTTTAAAATCTAACTGTTCCATACATGCTTCCTGAAATAAACTCTGTTGTTTTAAAAATTTTACATTCTCCAGGTGTAGTCGTTCACCATCTACATTAAGATAGTAATATGGTTTTTCTAATTTAATTTTTTGTAAGTCAGTCAGTGCAGGAAATACTATTTCTTCACCAATACCAAACTTTCTTTCTCTACATAATTTTTTATCACACAGATTACACATTGGTGTGTCATTACATTTGTAACCCCAATCTTTTTTATCATGTTGTCTTTTAATTATTTCTACTTCAGATTCACTTAGTGGTGTTGTAGATGCTGTTGCGTTAAACAAAGTCATCTTACTTTTCCATTCTGCTGGCCATTTCTTTTTAGCATACACACCAAAATGAAACATAGAATTGTTTCTACCACCTTCTGGTATTTTATTTATAGCCATAAGTTCTATGCATGGTGGTGCATCATCATACTCAGACTTAGGTCTTTCTATTTTAATTTTTGTAATGTCTGTTTGTTTTATATCTGTATAGATACTATAAAATTCTTCTAGTGTTGCAGCTTCTCCATCTGCTTTAAATGCATAACGTGTTGTGTCATCACCATTAAAGTATGGTAAATTTAAAAAGTTACCTGTGTCGTCTGCTGATTTTAATTGTATTTGTTTTGGAAAGACTTCTGATCCGCCGTATCCTAGTAGTGTTTTTATTTCTGTTAACTTATCCCTCATTCTTTCTGCAGCTACGG